GTATCATCTTCTAGGTGGGCAATTTGGTAACGAAGTTGTTTTATAGTATCGACTAGAGCAACGAGCATAATGTATAAATATCTTGTAAAATAACTAGTTATAAGAGTAACACAAAGTCCGATACTGTCTAGTATTGGACTTAAGATATCCTTAAATTAACGAGTATTTTAATTACTATCTTGCCATACAATTATTCAAGGAATATGTATGAAAAAGTTTATTGCGATCAGTTTAATCATATTATCAACCGTTTTGTCGGGTTGTGCTACTACTGGCAGTGCCTCTCCGAGTGAAAAACGGGCGCTAGTCCAGAGTATGAAAACAAACACTCTAAACACATTATATGCAGAAAAACCTGATGTGAAACAACAAATTGCTAACTCAGCTGGCTATGCTGTTTTCGATAATGCCAATGTAAATGTAGTTTTGGCAAGTTTTGGCGGTGGCTACGGTGTTGTTAAAAACAACCTAACAGGTAAATCAACTTACATGAACATGGGCGAAGCAGGTTTAGGCCTCGGTTTAGGTGTTAAAGATTTCAATGTTGTTATGGTTTTTCATAATCAGGCTGCTGTAAACCGTTTCATCGAGCATGGATGGGCGTTTGGTGGCAACGCAGATGCAGCCGCTAAATATGAAGATAAAGGTGGCGCTTTAGTTGCCGAAGCGATAGCCGATCAAGTTACCGTATATTCTTTAACCGAAAATGGCTTGGCGCTTCAAGCTGTTCTTAAAGGCACTAAATTTTGGGTAGATTCTGAGCTAAATCAGTAAATAAAAACCCTTCTATAAGTGGGCTAGTTAGTAAAATAACGCCCACTTTTATTTATTGCACCATATTTAACATAACGTAATTTATTCATCTCTCATTCACCTGTAGCCGTTGCGGGGTGGGCGTTTCCGAAAGTCAAGACCGTCAAAATGTGGGGTGCAAAAATCTACTTACGCGACACTTTTACGCCAAATTTCCGCATCCTCGTTATTACCCTTTCTTTCAGCCTTGTAAGCCTCTAAAAGTGCCATAGTTTCAAGGGGTTCAGGGTGTTCACCTACTAAAAGTAGCTTAAGGGCTGTAAGGTCTTTAAATTCACCTTTCCCGTTACGAACAATGCTAATGGCTTGTTTTGATATGCCTGTTATCTTGTAAACCATATAGTCAGAGTCAAGTTCTGCAACGGTTTTAAACCAGTCTAGCAGTTCAAGTGAAGAGCTTATTTTCATACGTTTTGTGTCCGTCTTGGCGTGTCGGTAAATTTGATTATAGTCGTTGGTCATCATATTTTCACTAATCAATAGCTATTGACGTGGTGGTTACGTATTGACTACCATCATTCCCGAAGCAGTCGCCCGACTGTGGAAGGTGTTTACATTGGCGTGTATTAGGCGGCTACCTGATAAAGGTAGTCGCCCATCACTTAGCCAAAGATGAACAAATTGTAAGAAAACGTTAAACCACACGCCAAGGTGAAAACATGAGTCAATACAAAGTAGATATTCATGAATTACACACAGAATCAGACCACTGGGACTACGCCAGAGGTAAAGTCGCGCAACTAAAGCTTGAGTTTAAAAACAAACTGGCAGCAATTCGCCGCGAAAAACAAATCGAAATTCAAGCAGAGCGTGAACGCAATTATCAAGACGGTTCATGCATTCGCTATGACGCGCTTAGGTCAGCGGCTTATGCTGCAAAGGCGGGTGTGTTATGAGAACAAATCAACAACTCTTAGTTGCAAGCCTGTCTTATCAGGCTATTAACGAGCTTCATCAGCTGAATGAAAGTAATAAACCACTACCTTTAATGGGTTTTATAGTTGTGAATAAGCTTATTTTCATTCTTAAAAAGCTAGGCCTAGATGAGCAGCGCTTACTTTTAGATTTAAGGCTTTGCCATGTGGTTACCAGTGCTGGGGTTGGGTATCAGCCGTTAAATGTAAAGGCTGATGTACTATGAAATCTCTTTACGAAGTAACGCGCTCACAAATCGCGTCTCATTTTAGGTTTTTAAGGTTCACCATTCGTTCTGGTGAGCACATGACAAAGGCCAAGTACGACTTAATTCAAGGTGACGCTGGTTTTTTGTGGAATACTGCCGAGTATTTTTTGTGCGCTGATAAGTTAGAGCGCCTGTGTTTTATGGCTAAAAAGCAGGGGTTAATTAATGATAATTAATATCCCCGAACACATTATTAATCAAGCAGCAGTTAGCGCCCAAAGTGGCGCTTTTTTTAGTTGCGGCGTAACTGAAAATAAAACAGGTTGGTGGACTGAGGAATTATACGGTCAAAACCCCGAAGGGGCGCGAAGCGGAAAAGCTAGGCTTGTCAAAAGGCGCAAAAGTCAGACAGAGCCAAAACGTGAAGAAAATCCACGTTCTAAACAGTCTCTTTTGGCGGCTAAGGCTTCAAGCCTTGATAGTTTATACAGTCATGCCCTTAAAAACTTAACGCCTGAACAGCGTTCAGAGCGCCTTGGTATTAATCCCGATGAAATTCTTTGTCTTGAAACGGGTGAAATCAAACCGAAACAAGTAGCAGAAATCGACAAAGGGCACTTTGCCAGCACTATCACACAAGCAGATGAAACAGCCCGCGCCCATTTCCAGAGTCGCAATTGGTGTGATGGTTTTCGCATTGTTTGCACTCAAAATACCCGCGCAAGTGATGCACCGGACGCAAATACAGGTGACCGGATAACACAATCAGTTAGCAGCCGCGCTCGCGGAAAAATCATAGATAGCGGTTTATACATGCAAGCTGTAAAGGGCGGATTTAATGCGTTTTTAACTGTGACGTTAGATGCTGCGGCGCGTAAAAAACTAGATGAAAAACACCTGAAAAAAGACCGCGGCGGGAAAGCAGGCGACATCATCAAACCGTGGTATGACGCAAGCGGCGAAAAGCTTGTTTTTGAAATGGCAGACAATAACCCAATTGTAGCAAGCGGGCGTTTTTCCTTGCTTAAGTATGACTTTGCAACCATAGGCGAGCAGTTAAGCCCGTTTTTTGATGCGCTTGGAAAAATGCACAAGCGCGGTTTTGTTGCTACAGGGCAGGTAGCCAAAACCCCAGCGGGTAAAAAATATTCGTGGGGCAAAGTCGAATGTGTTGGCCGTGCCGATAAGCTCTACTCATGGGGTAAGGTTTCAAGCGTTGGCGGTCAGGGTCATGTTAATTCTGATTTAATGCACAATAATGAGCGCCTGTATTCGTGGGGTGTTGTTGAGTGTATAGAAACGTGCGAGCGCCGGGCATACACCAATGAGCGTATGGAATTAACAGCAATTGAGTGCGAACAGTCAGCAAATAAAAAACCCGTGTTCGATTACTTGTGGTGCGCCGAAGCCCCGCCCACTGGTGATAAAAACGAAAGTAAGAAATATGCTTGGGGTGCGGTGGAGTGCATAGGCCATAACGAGCGGCTTTATCCGTGGGGCAAGGTCTCAGCCGTGGGTAAGCAGAACTATCACGCGCATGTGCTGATGCGTTGGAATGTTGAGCCTGTATTTTTTCATGAATGGGCATCACGCATTGAAAAAATATGGGGTCAGGGTTTTGTAACCATTGAGCGCATTAAAAACGCCAATGCCGCCGCCGCTTATTTACTTAAAGCGTTGGGATATATGGTTAAGGGTGGGGAAGGTTCGCAGGGTGAAATACGTGGCAATCGTTACAACATTTCAAAACACGCCCGCGCGGAAGGGTGGGAAAATTGCGCCACACATGAAGCACAACACATGTACGGCCTGATACAAGAATACATGCAAGGCTTAGAAGAAAAAGCCCGCCGCCGTGCTGCGAAACAATGCGAATTAAAAGCAACAATTGGCTTTATCGAAAAGCAAAAAAACATCAACAAAAAAACGTTCAGCGAAAAACGATTACATCTAATTGAAAAGCTTGAAAAAAAGCTAGAAACCATTAGCGAAAAAGTCACCGAAATTTCAAACGAAATTCACGGCAATTTCGCTCGCGGTGGCGTTGCTAAGTTCGCAGACAAAACAGCATTTCTAGGCTTCATGGATTGGGCTATTGGTGTTCGTGGTTGGCAGTTGAAAACCGCTTTCACAAAGTTAACTAATCCCGAAGTAGACAAACAGATAGAAGCGGAAAAACAGGAGGAAAACATCGTTAATAAATTACTCAGAAAAACACGCCAATGTTACGACGATTCAATATCAGCGCTTTGTGATTTTTATTCACGGTTTGAGCGCGTTGACGACTACGGAATAGGTTTTTATGAGTAGCAAAGTATTAAATAAAATTCAGGCAAAAATTGATAAAGCTAAAAGCTTAAGTGCTTTTCAGGCTGGTAAAAAAGTCGAGTTAGCAGAAGAGGCGCTCGGTGATGTTATGAAGTGGGCGCTTGATATGGAGTCGAGAGTAAATAGCTTGGAGGCTCAATTATCAGGTGACGCCTATGTCGAGTAAATCAAACAACCCCGATTTAGGCGCAATTGAATGTGATGCTTGCGGCGGGTTCGCTGCAATTCGCAGGCAGCGAACAGGTCGCCAGTTGCTTTACTTGCACTGCAAAAACTGCGGAATGGATAAGCGAAGCGGCGCGAAACTTCAAGCGAAATGGGAGCGGGCTATAGGCGAACACCCCCCTGAACCCGAAGTTGATTTATCGCCAAAACCACAGGCGCAATTATCGCACGGCAAAGGCGAATGGCTACCGCCTGAAATTCGCCCTCAAGCGCAGCAATCACAGGCATTAACACATGAAACTAAAACCAGCGAACAAGGCACAACAAATGAGCGAAACAGCGAACAACCACAACGAATTGAACACGAAGAAAACAGTACTAGCACAAGCAATGGAGGGATTGGATTATTCATCTTCGGTGCAATCGCAGGTCTTGCAGCAATCGCAGGAATCAGAGCCAACGCATAACGAGCCAGAGCAAAGCGCACCGATTACCGAAGATTATAGCGAATTAGATAGTTATCTAAATCAAAGCGAACCAACACATGACGATAATCAGGATGTTGTCGAAGCGGAAGAAATGAGCGAAGCGGACGCACAAGCATTTTCCGCATTTGGTGTTGATAAGGTTGCGGAGTATGTCGAATCAATGTTCGACCACCCTGTTACCATTGATAACGATACACGCGAAAAAATCGCCATTGCTGCGACACCTGTCGTACTCAAACACACAAAAGGCGCTCAATTGCCACCGTGGGTTGCAAAATACATCATGCCATACAAGGAAGAATTGATGCTAATTGCTGCACTCGGTAGTGCCGGCCTGTCAATTTACTCGCAAATCAAAAAAGCTGAAAAAGCCACCACGAAAAGCGAATCGCAATATGATAAAGGCGGGGAGGTAACAGTCAGTGCCAGTTAATGAGAATAACGAACTAAAAGCAAAGCACGTTTGCTATTTAGCAGGAACGGGCGGGGGTAAAACTACCGCCGTAAAATTACTTGGCATGGTTGGCGAACAAGTCGCCATTTTCGATATGTACGGCGATTATCGCTACGATGCTCGCAGAAAATCACCTTTTAATGGTTTAGGTGGTCGCCCTGTTTATCACTACAAAACACGAAGCGCTTTCGCGACTGCTTTCGCTGATGCATGGCGAAGTGGTCAAAAATTCGCTGTCGCATATTCACCTGAGTTCAGCGATAAACTAAAAGGGGAGAAGTTAACAGCGGCAAGACGAACTGAACTTGAGTGGTTTGGCTCGCTTATGTGGGCTGCTGCTGATGGCAACCGAGAGTTACATATAATCATTGAAGAGTTAGCGAAACTCGCTAGAACAGCGGGCAAAGATGACACCATAGTCGGCGAAATAGCCACAGGCGGACGTAAATTCGGTTTAATCTTACATGCTATTTTTCAACGGTCGCAGGAAGTGCCCAAAACAATTTGGAATAACTCTCCGCGCAAAGTGCTTGGCGCTCAAGAATCCCGTCATGATGCAAAACTTATTGCGGTTGAGCTTGATGCAGAGTTGTCAGATGTAATCCAGATAAGCAAGCAGAACGCAGAGCATGAAGATAAGCGCCTTTACTATCTTGTTAAATCTCGCGGGGGTATAGGCAATATAGACCCATATTACGTGAATATAGACAGGGAATCAGCGCAGTACGGAAAAACACAAAAAACAACTTTTTATGACCTTCGGTCAGTAACTCGATAGGATTTAAAACAATGAGAGAAATGATTTACATCGCAACTGGAATCTTACTTCTATTAACATTATCGCTTGGGGGGTGCTACCTAAACGCATCAACAAAAGAATGGCGTTATGAAATAGAAGGCAAGGCAATGCTTGCACAAGCTGAAAATGAAAAAAAGGTAAAAATTGAAGAAGCCAAAGCCGATTACGAGTCGGCTAAATACAAAAAGAATGCTGATGTCGAGCGAGCCAAAGGAATTGCAGAGGCAAACCGAATTATAAATGAGTCTTTAACCGAGCAGTATATTCGATGGCTCTATGTTGAAAACATCAAAGAGACAAGCAACCAGATTATTTACTTACCAACTGAGGCGGGGTTACCTATTTTAGAAAGTAGTCGGTTGATAGAAAATAAAAGCGCCGAAAATTAGAAAGCTAATCTCTTAAAAATAGTCATAACTCCTAGAAGGACTCCTAGGAGTTTTCACAACTCTTAAATTTAAACACCAAAAAGAGCGAAAATTTCGCTCTTTTCGCTATAGGGGGAGCGAAACCCGTTCGACCTGAGAGCGAAACGCCTGATTTATTACTTAACGAATTTTCATACGACAAGTTCGTTAATTAACTAAATAGGTGCAAACCATGTTCAACAAATCAAATTTAATTCCTGTAGGCATTACGCTAGGCGTTCTAGCGCTACTTTCAAACGTGCGCCAACTACGCACAATCAAACGCACAATTCTAGGTTAAGGGGATAGCAATGCGCGAATATTCACCTCTTAATAATATTACTGGCGTTTCGGCTGGCGGTACAGCTTCATTAAGCTTACCAATCGGCAACACTTACGAAAAAATCCATTTTGAAGTGACAGGTGCGACACCTGAACAAATTAAAAATATTCGAGTAGAGCTTGCGGGTCGCATGCTTACCGAATATTCAACGCTTGCAGACCTAATCAAAGAAAATGATTACTACAAGCGCGAAAAAGAAGATGGTCTTACAACTATGTTCTTTACCCGTCCGGAAGTTAAAAGTGCACTAAAACCAACACTTGTTGAGCAGCGTTTCTTTGGCCTTGGCACAACAGGTTTAAGCCTTGCGCAAATCAAATTCGATATTGCCCCCGAAGCAACAAACCCAACTGTTAAAGCATACGCAGAAAAAGCCGCTCCCTCGTTACCGGGTTGGCTATTTAAGCGCCGCTCTTTCCGCTACAGCATGACGCAAGGTATTAATGAGATTTCTGACTTGCCAAAACCTAGCGGCACCTACATCGGCATGATTGAAATTAAAAAAGCGGGTGTTACTACAGCTGAGTTTGCAATTAACAATGTGAAATGGCGTGACCAAATGCCAAAAGCGCTACACAACTTGATTCTTAAGCAAGCAGGGCGCGTACCACAAGCGGACACGCACGCAATTGACTTAATGTCAGATGGTGACGTATTCGGGGCTTTGTACCTTGATAAAGCGATTACCGATATGCGCTTAAAAATTGAGTGCGCATCGGCGGGTCAAGCCGAGATTATTGTTCACTACTTTGATGACTACTCAAGAAGCTCATTCTAAGGGGGCGTTATGTTTAGCAACTTAACAGGGGCGGCGCTTGGCGCTGCCACTGCTGAAAATGTCGCCGTAATGCCGCGAACTGATAACTCCATTTGGGGAAATATCGGTCAAGGCGTGAACGGCGCACTTGCCAATGCCATGAATTTATATTCTCAGTACGAGCAAATTCAGGCGGCAAAAAAGGCAACGGGTGCGGCGCGTATAGAAAATGAGTACACGCCAGAGTATGACAACGGCGCAGCCGTGCTTGTCGATGCACCTAAATCTAATCAACCAGCGGCAAACCAAAACCAAGAAGTGATGGTGTTCGGTTTTCCGCAAAAGCAGGTAATCATGGCGTTTGGTGGCTTACTTGTTTTAGGTCTTGTTCTTAAGGTGGCTAAGTCATGAGTAAGAAAGGTTTAAAGGCATTTGCTTACGGCGTGGCGATTGCCGCAATCGGTGCAATCGTTGCCGAAAAGGTACGCGACTACATGCGAAAAGGTAAGTCGTAATGGGTGCTGGCGGATATTCTAATCAGCAGTCGGCAAGTTCTGGCACTGGCGACCAAGCCGCTAATATCGGCTTTCAGGGTGGTGCTATTAACTTTGGAAGCAGCAACAATAATCAGCTTTTGATTATTGGCGGTATTGTGCTGCTTGCTGTTTTTTTATTTAAAAAATAATGCGCTTTTGCGACTCAAGCGAGTTACACAAAGTTAATCGGGCGATAGGGTCGCCCGATGACTTTGCATGTATCAAGGCTGAAATAAAGGCGGGGCGTTCGCGCTTTGTGTGCATTTTTGGCACGTACTTTATTTTGCGTGTTGATAGTGATGGGCTAGTTGTTGTTTGCGCTCAAGGGCAAAACATCAAACAAGCAAGTCATGTGATTGTTGAGCTTGCGCGCCGACTACGCATCAAGAATATCTACTTCCACACCAAACGCCCAGCCCTTGCGCGGTTGTTAAAGCATTGTAATTTCAAATTTTTAGAAACTGACCCCAACGGGTGCTCGGTTTTTGGGATGGTGGTGCATGAGCACAAGTTCTAAATCAAGAAGTTCACAACAAACAAATAACTCCAGTACGTCCCTTGGTGTTCAAGGTGACAATCAGGGGTTTATGACTGTCGGTGACGGCAACTCATACAACATCACAACAACGGACGGTGGCCTAGTAGATGGCCTTGTGTCTATTTGGGGTGATATGGCGGGCAATCAATCAGACATGATTAGCGCCGTGGGTAATATGGCAAGCGATAACGCTGATATGACAGAGGCGGTAACGGGTAACGCATTTAATTATGCAAGCGATGTAAACCGCGACTCATTAGATTTTGCTGAAAGCAATAGTAAGAGCGCGTTTGATTTTGGTCGAGATTCGCTTACGGCAATCGTTGATACCATGTCAGGCGCGCTTGGCTTTGGTCGCGATGCTTTGGCCTCTAATACGTCATTAGCGAACAACAGTATTGATGCGCAAAGTAATTTAGCCCGCGACAGCATTATGGCGCAAAACTACCTAGCTGAAAGCACGGTAAAAGAAAACGCAGACCTTGCGCGTTCTGTTACTGAAATGGCTGAAACAATGCACGGGAATAATACGGCCTTTGCTAATAATGCCTTGCTTACAACAGTTGACGCGGTTGGTAATGCAAATCAGCAGATGGGCGATCTAGCTTATTTCACAGCGGAAAATTCAAGTAATTTAGCCCGCGACTTTGCCAGCGCAACAGCTGATTTAGGGTCAATGGCCATGAGCAATGTAACCAACGCATTTAAAGAGGCGGGCGACCAAACGTTACTAGCTCATAAACAGGCGTTGCAGTTCGCAGACCACGCGACACGCTCGGACGGTCAACAACTCGCAATCAATACGAATGAAACAATGAAATACATCGTTATCGGCTTGGGTGGTATTGCAATCCTTGCCATGTTTATGGGGCGTAAATAATGTTTTTTAATAAGATACTAAAACCCTTTGAAGTCAATGAAATCAATGCGGCTGGTCAATTCATCAAGATAATGAATTGCGAGAGCGCGTTAAGAGTTAAGGCTTACAGTGAAGGCCGTGATGTTTTTGATACAGAAGTGCGCGCAGGCTTTGACGTTCAGACAACGCAACAGTTTGATAAGTTGGTTCTGACATCCGAAACAGAGCAAAAGCTCGAAATATGGGTATCAAAGCACAAATTAAGCTATGACGCGTTAAGCACAAAAGCAAGTCGTTCTAGTTCATTTCTTGTGGAGCATTTCGGACAATCACAGCAGTTATTGCCGTACGACCCAGCACAAGCAAAAGCACTTATCTCGTTAAGTGGCAAGCCTTTCTATGTCGGCGGTGAAGGTGTTAATGCGGAAAACGGTATTTTTGTCGATATTGGCGAAAAATACTCGCATGACAGTGCATCACCGCTGTATGCATACATCAATGACCCCGTTGTTTATAAGGCGCTAACAGACCAACCACCTGTGTTTCACTCGTTAACAGGTTCAATATCAGGCCATATATACGACAATTATTATGTCTCATACATTAACGGTAAAATTTATTCGTTTAGAACGGATACAGACAGCAAAATAATCGACGTTGAAACAAATGTATCAACTAACGTATTGCGCGATGGGGATTATGGTAATTTCAAATCACAAGCGTGTGAAGGTTGGGATGGTGTATGGGCGTTAAGAGTGGCTGGTAGCAATCAAATCAAACTCGGAAGAATAGGGCTTGATAATGGGCTGTCCGAAAACTTGGTAATTGATATTACTGGCGAACAAAATACAGATATCCGCGCTTTTTGTATAGCAGGTGATTATGCCATTTGCGCTGCATTGCGCGGTGTCAATGGGCATGACTTCTATATAATCGACAAGCAAGGAAACTATACAATTAAAAATGTCCCTAGTCAGTTTGGTGAAGTTCCTTACAACTTGCAATACGACCCAATTACCAACCAAGTTTGGTTGGTTGCTGATGGTGGCATCTACACATGCGCACCCGATTTGGAAAACTGGCAGCGCTTCACGAGTAAACAAAACGCCTATTATTATCAAATGCAGTTTAGCCAATCATTCGTTGCGTTTAATAGCTCCGCGGGTGCAAAGGTATATAAACGCGATGGTACAGAAGTGCTAGCTGCTACAGCTAAGGAAGGCGCTTTTCTTGGTGGTGACTCTCAAATTTTAATGCTGTCAGGCGACAAGGTTCTCGAAAGTGTTAACGGTGGAACGTCATTTAATACCGTTTATCAACACCCAGCTAATTTTAGAAATCAGCAAGGTGGTTCAATTGCTTTTGAGTTTGATGGAAATGTTTACTTTGAAGTGAACGAGGATTACCCGTCAAATGTACCTGCACTAATGTCGTTTCCTAGCGGCTTGGATTACAGCGACCCAAAAGCAAAGTTTCGTGTATTTAAGGAGTCGTACTAATGAAAATTTCACACATTTTAATTGCGGCTCTCGCGGCTATTGGGTTTGTGCTGTACCCGAAAGCGTTTAGCGATAAGGCGCGGGGCATACGAAATAACAACCCGTTAAACATTGAAGCGGGTGACGATTGGGTCGGTCTTGTTGGTGATGATGGGCGCTTTGCCATATTTGAAACAGCATTGCATGGCATTAGGGCGGCTGCGCGAGTTATGAGAACAAAATCGCGAAGAGGGGTGACAACTATCAAGGGGGTTATCTCGGAGTGGGCACCACCAACGAACGATAAGGGGGAGCATGAAAACCACACTGAAAATTATATTAATCGCGTATCAGAAATGACGGGGATTGATATAAATACGCCACTTGATAGCAGCACATACCCCGCAGTAATTGCCGCAATGATTAGGATGGAAAATGGCGAAAACCCATACTCTGATGATTTGATTAAAGAGGGGTTTCAATGGGGGTTCTATGGCTAATTTCTTAGACCGCAATTGGTCAACAATCCTGTTATTGCTGGGTGGTTATTATGCGTATTCACAAATGGTTATCCGTGGGCGTGAAGCTATTTCACCAATTACGAAACCTGTAAGTCTTGCGCTTGCTGAAATCCAATTCGCTATTAATGGCAGTGATTACATAACGCGCTCATGGGCGGGTTTTTACCTTAACCCTGATAAGTTGGATTACACCTTTAAAGTAAAGGATATGCAGTGGCTTAAGGCTATCACCATGTTGCATGATGATAATGAAGCCCTGTTAAATAGAATCTTTGATTCCAACTTGCGCGTTAAGCATGAGTATCAAGTATTGGTGGGTTATGAAGTTAACGCCGATGCAATCGCTACGGTAGATAAGGAATAAAAATGGACGCAAATACAATCATTGTAATAGGTGTTCAGGTTGGCGGTTTTATTGCCACTGTAGCGACACTTAAGAACGATATTAATTGGCTTAAAGTAATCATCAAAGCCCAAGACGAACGCATTAAAGTACTGGAGAAAAAACTATGTTAGCAACGGTTGGTAAATACCTAGCAGTTAAATTATTAACAGAAGCATTCCTTAAGCGCGTATGTTTAGCAACGGCTAAGCACTTAGCAGAAAAAACAGATAACACGCTTGATAATGAAATTGTTGATGCATTATCAGAAGCGCTAAAGTAAAGTGTTCAACTCCTAAAGGGTCTGATGACCAAAAAAATAGCCCGCCATTGCAGCGGGCTTTTTATTAAGCGGTTTTCTTGTCACCGTATTTTAAAACGACATCCTTGATTGCCAGTTGGTCGCCCATCTTTATGAGGTCTGAGCCAATCGCTTTAAGCGTTTCACTGGCTTCAACCAGGTCATGTAAATAGGCTATTTGCTGCTTAAGTGATTCGGTTTCTGATTCGCTAAACCTTACAGCGCGTTGCATAAAATCAATTTTATTAATAACGCTTGGGTCGTAGCGTTTGCCGCGCGGTGTCCATAGATAGCCGTCACGACAAATATAAAAACCATCCCATAATTTATGAAACGTAAAACCCCCGTTTATACGTGATTCCAGCATAGCGACTGCGCGCGGGCATGGGTTATTTGTTGAAATCCAGCGCTCTAATGTGCGCTCAGATTTTAGCAATAAAAAAGCCATAGTCGCCTTGCGGTCTAATTTGCCGAAATTCATAAATCCAGCTCTAAAAAGCAGTTGTTTAAAATCAGTCATTTCCCTAAATTTCCTTTGACGTTGTTATGTTACGGCGTCTGCGCGGAAGAAAGTTTGATGATTTTTTTAGATTAAACTCCGATGGTTTAATTGATTTAATTGATTGAACGATAATGGTGTAAAACGTATGAAAACGGGGTGTAGAATACATTTTTATTGCGAAAAGGGAAATGCCGACAAAATGTCGGATATAGCCTGATTTAACATAACGTAATTTATGGGTTATCTACGATACCGCAAATGCGGGGTCACTACTTGACCAGTAAGACTTGCAGCTGCAAGGATTCCCGCAATACACGCAGCGCTAATCTTTTTTACAATATCAGACCAAATCTTACCTTCTTCCTTCGATTTTGATTTTTCGATGGCAAGTTTTAGTAAAGCTTCTTTTTGATCCATACCTACAGCATTAGCCATTTCAATACACTGATTGGCGGTTAAGTGCCTAGTACCTTTCTTGATTTTACTCATATTACCAGAGTTAAATTCTTCAAAATCAGAAATAACTTGTTTGTCCTGAGTATAACCTTTGGTTTCTTTATACTTTTCAATTAGTTCGTAGCTAAAGTTCATAAGCTTCTCCTTTAATACTCATTATAACTGTCAAACTTGATATTTAAAAAAGTTGACAAGAGTCAATCGTGACCGCTAGACTCCTCAAAAAACAGTCACACGTGACCGTTTGTCATTTTAACAAGGAATACGGATATGAGTTTCACTAAATTACATGAGTTAAACAAATCTCTATCTCAATATTTACTCGATACATTCTCAGTCGATATTCCTGACCCAGTAACAATGATGATTTTTTTCATCCTGTACTTGCTCGTAATTTTCAGCGCTCTGGCAGCTATTAACGCATCACTTAAAGATTCTTATTCAGATGATTTAGGGAAATAGAAAATGACCGCACTATCATCTAACCAATACGCAAAAGTTTTCCCGTTAAATGCAGCAATGAATTTAACGGCCAATTTGCACCCAGCAAACACAGCAAAAGACGTTTTCGAGAACTTATCGAAGCCAATGAAAGAACGTTTTTTCGACTATCAAACGTGGCGAAATCGTATATTTGAACGTCATTCTAACCTTGCTCACATGCTTAGTACGGGTTACTTTTTAGCTGAAAAATTCGGCAATTTAGCCGATGCAAACGCCCGTTTAAAGCGTGCAGATGAAGCGTTAAAACTGGGTAATGTGAAGTTCGGACACATCAATTTATCAGTTTCTGATGATGAGCTTTGCGATATTGCAGAGCAAAAAGCTCGCTATTGCGAGCTTAAAATCGCTAAAAAAGGTCATAACTTGCATGTATTTGCACAATTAAAAGAATTGGCAAATTCATTTAATATCGATGCACCGGTTCTCGTTTCACCTTACTGTTCAGCTCTTTCAGCAACATCATTAGTCGGTGCGCTTAACCGTTTTGCAGACCCTATTTGGTGGCGTAGAAAATTACGCAAAATCCAAGCTGTAACCATCGAACAATTAGCCCGTGATTTAAGACTCGTTCATAAAAAAGCGAGTGCGTATGTCTCACAACCAACCATCCAGAACCGCCGTGATAGAAAACGTAAATCAGAACAAATCATGTCTGATTTATTTGTTGTTCCTAATGAATCAAATCCATTTGAAGAATTTGAAACATTACAATCAATCATCGAACGTTCGCATACATCGGGTAAACAACAAGCAGCCGAACTCATGGTTCGTATTCGTGGTTTTGAAGAACTAGCCGACATGCATGGCCATCGTGGTGAATTTTATACTTTATCAGCGCCGAGTCGTTTTCATTCAGTACACCATACAGGCATACCCAACAAAAAATATAACGGTTCAACCCCTCAAGATGCACAAGAATACTTTAACGATATTTGGAAACGTGCCCGTGCCCTATTCGCTAAGCAAGATTTAAGACCATACGGTTTTAGAGTTGTAGAGCCACATCATGACGGTTGCCCACACTGGCACATGCTTTTATTCATGGAAAAAGGTGAAGCAAAACAAGTTCGCAGCATATTACGTAAGCTTTGCACTCAAGATACACCCGACGAATTTAAAACAACATCAACCCGCTTTAAAGCAATAGCCATAAACAAAAACAAAGGCTCTGCGGCTGGTTACATTGCTAAATACATTACCAAAGCTGTTACTGGTGATTGCATTGATAAAGTCACTTGCTCTCAAGCAGGTGAAATGAACGTACTCCCCGCTGATGCCGCCGAACGTGCATCAACATGGGCAAGCACTTTTAACATTAGACGCTTTCAACAAATCGGTGGTCCATCTGTCAGTTTATGGCGTGAACTTAGACGACTAGGCCAAGGCGAACAAGGCAAATGCGAGGTTGCAAACGCAATGAAAACCACACTAGATACCGTATCAAAATATGCCTTAGAAAAGGTTCGTCAAGCCGCTGATTCATCTGACTGGAAAGCGTTTTGTTTAGCAATGGGCGGCGTACAAGTTAAACGTAAAGACCAAACGCTAAGACTGCATTATCAGATACCCGATATTGTTGACCAAATTACAGGCGAGATTAGCCGAAGCGAAACCCAGTCGCCCTACTTTGCCACCAAATATGGAGACCAGCCAGCAAACCGTATTTTGGGTGTTGCATGGGATGCCGTTGTTGTTATCACTCGCCGTGGTACGTCACAGATTTTGACTGAAACTGACATTAAGGCTCAGCGCAAAATCATGATAGGCGTATCAGAGCAGATTCAAGGCTGGCATGACGATGGCCGTTTATTCGAGCCGACTAAAGAAGAAATGCAATTCTTAGAAGCATGTGTTTTAGAGGACTATCAAAACATGTGTTTGTTCATGGATTACGAAGCACTTGCAGGCAACATTATGAGCGATGAAATCGCGAGCTTGGACTTGTGTCATTAACTGTAACTTTTAATTTATCGACCACTCATTAAGGAAATTAGCTATGAATATTGAAGGCGCAATTACTGATTTAGCACCAATCAATCGTACAGACGATAAAGGTGTGCCACTCCCAACAACCGCAGAGTTTAAGCTACACACGAAAAACCCTGCACAAATCCTGTCTGTAAAAGTCTCTGCTGACCAATATGCAGACGGCACATACAAGCAATTAGAACAAATGCAATCAGACCCGAATGGCTGGGGCTTAAAACCTGTTTTACTCAATATCGAGTATTACGAAGGTGCAAACGTTGCCCGCCAGATGGACTGGAAAGGTTTCCGCTTACACAGTCTACCAGCTGAAACAAAACAGGTTAAAAACTAACTATGGGCGAGAACAAATACATTGCTATTTGTCCCGTTGCGCCTGTAGAGAAACAGTGTCCGGTGGAATTGGAGGTGGTTGCAATGCCCCTTCCCGTTCCGCTTGATTGGGACACCTTCAAAACTGAAGTTGCTCCTTCAATCATCGTCGTTCTTCTTACCGCTTATGGTTGGAAGAAATTAAACAAAATGGTTTGGAATAGATAAGGAACTTAACCATGAAAACAAACATTCTTAAAAACAAGCTTACTAAAGCGGGAATTCTTACTGCACTTGCTGCGGCCTCTGGCTCTGCTTTTGCGGAAGCTGCACCAGAAGTATCGGCTGCAACTTCGAGTTTTCAAACATTCTTCACTGATAACGCGAATTTAATCGGTGGCGTTTTTCTAGCTGCTGCTTTTGTGGCTGTTGGCTGGAAATGGCTTAAAGGCACAACCTTTAGCTAATGTTTATCACATTAGACACAGTGCTAATTGTCTCCGGACTTTTAGCACTTTATATCCTTTTCGATGATTAAAAACTAAGGCGCAATTATGCGAATACTAATATTTATATTGGCGCTAATGAGCGCCTTTTTTGTTTCTAATGTTTACTCAATTGAGTCAACTAAATTAGATATGGAAAATTTGAAACACCCTAAATTTGAATACATAGGTAACTGTAATTATTACGGTATTTTTAATAAAACTAACATTCCTTTAGGTGCTTGCGTCAAACTTATCGATGACCATTATAAATCAAGGAATGGCGATAATGCAGGCGATGCTTTTTCCTCTCTTATTGGTCAGAGCTCAACAGGGCCAATCTACAATATTTATTCGAGCTTTAAAACTTGCGCTACGTGTAATTATGTCAAAGTGGAATTGGGGAACTGGACACAAATAGAAGGTGAGCCATCTTGCCCGCCTGAATCTTTCCCAATGTTTAAATATGAAGTCTTTGAAGCAGATGGCACATTAAAATGCGCTCGTGAAAAATTACCTGATGATTGCCCAGCTGGATACCACTCCTTAGCAGCTTCGAAAGCCATTTCTGGTGGTGAAGAATGTATGCCAAAAGCTTGTCCAGCAGCTGGTTCAGGAGAAAACCTTTCATCTTCACCTATGACTGGTGGTATTCCATTTTCTGGCGGTGGCATGTATTGCAATGATGGTTGCGCATACACTGTTGAATCGAGTCAAATCACATCAAAGAGTTATGCAGTTGGAACTAGTCAAGGTGCAGCATGTGGCACCAAACCTTACGATAATTTCAAAATGGCTGATGATGGTGAGGATTTAAAGTGCAATGTGACCACCAATGCAGATGGTGTTTCCCTTATGGCCTGTCCTGAGTCAACAGCTACGACTCCTGAGGTTGACCCTCATAATAATGATGATGCAAAAGTTGGGGAGGATAAAAAACCTGACTTGCCTAAGGAGTCTTGTGACCCTGCGGATGCTAGCTGTCAGATGAAAAATGTTGAAGCTGAAATCACCAACTCAACAAATGACCAGATTGAAAATGATAATGTATTACACAACAAAAAAATTGATGCCGATGTTGAAAACACAAAAGCTGTAATCAATTCCATGGATTCAATAGGCACGATCCTTTTCATGGCCGATAAGAAATCCGATATTAATGCTGCGCAAACTGTTGGTAAATTGCAGGGGGTTATTGATGCAATTAATGGTTTAGAGGGGAATGGTACAGGAACTGGCGGCGGTGGTAATGGCTCTGGTGAAGGCAACATTGGCGGCGAAGACTGTGAGGGAACAATCGAAGAATGTGCAGGCATTGGTAATGGTGACGGTGTAGAACTCAGTCATGAAACCCGAAATTTAGACCAGTACGCACAAAAGTATAACAACTGGCTACCTAATGCCGAGTTACCTCCAGAAAAATGTATCACACTCACTAACGGCAAATCTCTTTGTTTTAGCTTTCAATATTTTATCGTTTTCTTTCAGGCTATATCTGGGTTAATCGTTCTTAGCTCTTTGATTCATAGCGCTTCAATAATTGCGAGGTCAGTATAATGCCATTTCTAATTCAAGCTTTTTTCACTGCACTAGCTACCCTACTTCCAAGCCTTGTAGCTAAGGTTCTTGTTGGTCTCGGTTTTGGTTATGTCACTTATGAACTCGGTTCATTCGGTATTGATTACATCTTTAATTTGATTGTAGCTAATGCGGCAACGCTACCAATCGAAGTTATTGCTGTTTTCAATTACGCAAAATTAGACCAAGCAATTGGGTTTATGCTTGGCGCTTATGCTGCGGCACTCACAATTCGGGGCTTAACGTCTGGCGGCTCAGTTACAAAAATGAAATTGGGAGCACCTAACTCATGATTTATTTACGAACGGGTGTCCCAGGTGCAGGCAAAACACTAAATACGTTGAAAGAAATTTGCCAAGACCCAGCCGTGACACAAAAAGAAAAGTTCTATAACAACATTAAGTGTTTCTTACTCGACTTAGATTTTTTAAATAGTTTTGCGGGTTGGTTCTATGGTTCGTTCTATCCAACAGTCCAACAAACTAAAAAAGGATCTCGTTATTCTAAGATAATAAAGAAAGCGCATGAACAAGGCAGGTTAGTCGAGCTAACTGACGTTCCTTGGTTAGCACCTTCGTTTAAGTTATACGATGAACAAGCCGCTATTACGCTGTTTGTTAATTGGTGTCGCCGTTGTTATCCAAAACAAAACTTATCCGGTTTAAATACCTATATTGCTGAGGCCGAACAGCCAACCATTGAATCCATTAAGCTGCTTAACTATCACTGGACAAAAGTAGATGACCCAACGCAATGGTTCGATTTACCCAATGGCTCTATTAGTGTATTCGATGAGTGTCAGGATTACTTTTCACCAATGGCCAATAGCGCTAAACGGCCAGTCCATTACACAAGGTTT